ACAGGAGCAGCTATGAAACTCTTTAAAAACACTAAGACGCAGACGATCGAAAACACGGAAGTTGCTGCGTTAAAAGAATGGTGCGCAAGTTTAGAGCTTCGTGACTATTCTCCTGACCTGCCGTTCCTTCAACAGTGGGATAAGCAACTTATCTTCGCATACGGAGAAGAGATGTTTGGCCATCGTCGTCATGATGCATTTGGTCTAGAACCAATCAACAACAATGACCAAGTGTATTCTGCTTACACAGAGCTACCATTCACTCTGTGGAACAAGAAGCTGGGTGATCACAGCTATCCCGTAGCTCTGCCTCATGCTTTCAAGAACACTTATCCCTACGCTCCCTTGTCCTCCATTCGTGGAGAATTGTATTCGGTCAGCCGTCCATACACGGATTCGCTGGTTTGTCTTGACAATTTACGCCTAAATGGTGTAATATTCAGAAGAGTGCGTGTTAGTCTCTCTGTCCCTTACCGACGTTATCGTTGGACTAAAAGACAGGGAAGCTTGCCCCCTGAACAGTCTCACAAACGCATTCGTGCTTGGATGTACATCGGTATCTCTGAATATTGGGATGAGCAGATCAACGATTATCTGTTCAGCCCTGTAAAGCGTATTGAGTGCAAGAACCCGAGAGTGCCTGACCACTACCACTTCACACAGGAGGAATACAGATGAAGAAGTTCATTGTTGAACATGAGACACCAAACCTGTTAAGATACATAGGTCCCTTCAACAGCAGGGATGAAGCATTGTCGTGGATTGTTACCAATTCTGGGACCTATTCTGTTGAAACTGAATGCTATTTAATTCTTGAGTTACAGGATCCCATTGTCCCAGAACAAACTAATTGACGTTCACATACCATGTCCTTTCTGTCCTTCTTCGGATGCATATTGCACATTCGATGATGGACATGGATACTGTTTTTCATGTAATGCATATGCACGAGGAGACCAATTGATTGACAACGAATACACCTATGAATATCTCGAGCACAGAGGTATTGAAAAGGGAACGTTTAGTTTTTATGGAGTTAAGTCAAAGATTAGAGCAGACGGTGTTCCATTATCTTTGGGATTCGCTTATCCGAATGGCTCGCACAAAGTCCGTTTATTAGATCATAAGGAGTTTTACTGGGATGGTCCCAGTATAGGAGGTCTGTATGCGACAGATCGATTTGACAGCGGTACCCACAAGTACGTCACAATCACGGAAGGAGAACTCGATGCTCTCAGTCTCTGGCAAGTACTTAAAACACCTGTGGTCTCTGTTCAGTCTTCTAGTACTGCTAAGCGTGATTGCATCGCTGATCGTGTATTTCTTTCCGGATTCGATCGCATCTATCTGGCTTTTGACAATGACACAATGGGTCGTGAAGCTGCCGCCAGCGTTGCAAAGCTGTTCGATGTCAATAAGGTCTACCTGGTAAAGTTCGATCGTCATAAGGACGCGAACGATTACCTGCAGGCTGGTGAAGGGGAACAGCTAAGGCATATATGGTGGAATGCCAGGAAATATCAACCTGAAACCATTGTATCTACTTTAGCTGACTTCAAGACAATCCTTTCCGAGAAGCCTAAGACCGGTGTTCTTTATCCGTTTCCGTGTCTTAATGAAAAGACATACGGAATACGGACAGGTGAGACAGTTCTTATTACTGCTCCAGAGGGAGTGGGTAAGACAGAACTGATGCATACCATTGAATATCAACTCTTAAAGGAGACTGCACATGATGTCGGAGTCGGAGCAATCTACCTCGAAGAACCCAAGAAGCGACACCTCCAAGCCCTTGCAGGGATACATCTTCGGAAACCAGTCCATCTACCGGATTGTGATTGTACCGAGAATGAAGTCTATGCTGCAGTGGAAAGCCTGGTGGGGCAAGATGACCGTCTTAACCTGTATTCTCACTATGGGAGCGACGATCCAGAAGTACTCCTCGACACAATCCGATGGATGGTTTCAGCCCGTAATTGTCGTTATATTCTGCTTGACCTCATTACTTTGGTGGTCAGCGGACTCGCCGGAGAAAAAGAACGGACAGCCTTAGACTATTTCTCCACTCGGTCATCTATGATGGCCGTTGAGTTAGACTTTGCTTTCATAACAGTGAGTCATCAAAATGATGAGAAACAGACGAGAGGTTCTCGACTTATTGCGAAGAATGCTAACATTCGAATCGATATTAGCCGTGATCTTCTTGCTCTCGACAGTAACCTTCGCAATAGAACCGACATGGTTGTATCCAAGAATCGTTTCTGCGGCCGCACTGGGTTTGCTGGTAGTATTGATTACAGTCCTATAACCGGGATATACACGGAGGCATCCCATGACGTTCAATGATCACTGGGATACTCTAGACTGGTGGAACACTGGTGAAGCACAGGTGTTGGAGGAACGATATGAAGAACTACAAACTCCTAGTCCTAGGAGACAAGTCCTCTTTGAGTCTTTCAAACAAACTCCTTTTGCGTCTGTACGCGTTGCTATTATTGGACAAGACCCTTATCCGGACCCGAGGTTTTGTACAGGAGTTGCGTTTTCTATTCCACCGTTATCCAAGAGATTTCCGAGTTCCTTGGACAACATTTTTCAGGTCTATCAAGACGATCTGCATTATCCTTGTCCCACGTCAGGGGATCTCACTCCCTGGTGTAAGCAAGGAGTCTTCCTCTGGAACGCATACCCAACCCTCCCCCGTATTGAAGAAACAACCTTCCTTACTAAGGAAGTGGTGGAACGGCTTAGTGTTCGTAACATTGTGTTCGTTTTGCTCGGAAAGCTTGCTCAAAGCTTGGAGCAGTACATTGATTCAGAAATCAACGAAGTAATTTGTTTATCTCATCCTTCACCTCTATCTGCTAAGATTAGTTTCTTAGGTTCACGTATGTTCAGTGTAATCAACGACAAGCTTGTTGGAATGAAACATCAACCCATCAATTGGAGGCTGCCATGAACTCTAAGGAAGTTAAGGTTGTCGCTGAAGTTCGTGATTGGTACTTTGATCGTAACGGAAACCTCAGAGGTAAGATTTACAACGATACTCGATCGTTGCAGATGACGGACGGTAGTCTTGCTTATGTTCTTGTGCAATCTAAGAGCGAGTTCTTAGATCATTACATTGTTAAATCCGTTGCCGGTACTGCTTTTATCATTAATAAAAACTGCAGACGAATTCCTTAATAGGTTACAGTGGGACAAGCCATGTGGTGAAACTCTCTGTGTCCTACCCTGTCCATAGAGAGCGGCGGCCTGCTGTAACGGTGGGAGGGGTTGGAGAGGTACTCCGACTCCTCCCTCTCGTTTTAACGCACCAGTGAGCTTCCTAGGGCTTCCTAGAGGCCTTTTAAAAGGAGTGGAGGATGACATGAGAGTTGAGATATGGACTAGGTTCTGGAATTCAAATCAAAGATTAATTGAAGAGACTCATCGCAAAGAAGAAACTCTTGGGAATTACAACGTTTCTCTTAAAGAAATAAAGGAAACTTTTCCGGACTGCTGTGAAGCACACATCGTTATCAAATTCGAAGTGTAGGAGGGAAAGGGATGAGCAAATGTTCTGCATCGAAATCCAAAGCAAAGAACTTGCGGAAGAGGAAGCGACGGTGGTTGAGGGAGAAGAGAAGAATAAAGATGCGGATCGGGTAATCCCTTTTCGTGTTATCACTGGAGGTAAAGGTCCTCCTGGTAATCCTTGGTTAGCTACTATACCTGTTAAGACTTTGTTCTTGGCTAAGCATAAGCAAACAGGCAAGATCAATGCCTTTGAAGTTGTTTGGAGAGGGAGAGATGTAACTCTTCTGAAGGTCTATATTCACCTTTATCTTAAGGACGATAAAGAGGATGAATATGAAGGAATCTTCGAAGATACTGTATTATTTAGCATTCAATGGAGTTTTTTGGAGGTAATTGATGTTTAAGTATTGACTTTTTCCTCAAAATATGGTATCTTACTTACCTTCTTTCTTTTAACCTAGGGTTAACCCTAGGGGTTTTCTTTCTTCACTTTGATTTACATAGGCATAAGAGTTTAAGGCGCGGTACAACTCCGCGCTGTTTTATTGATCGCGATCAGCGATCGCTGAGGACAAATGAATATCATCGGACCGTTTACATTAGCTGACTGGAAGACCATGCGTATGGTTTATACTTCTTTGAGATCTTATAAGAACAAAGATCCTGAGAAGTATGGACACGCCAAAGAAATAGAAACTGAAATCTACAACGACTACCGTAAGAAGTATTCCCTAACTAGGAGGTAGCATGGTTCGCTTGGTAGTGCTTTTAGTGTTGTTCCTATCACAAATTGGAGGAGCTAATGCGCACGTCAAACACCATACACACCACTCTCACCATCATCTCAGTTCTAATCATAGCCAACATCATCGCTTCAGGCATCATTATCAAGACGGTAGGCCATCTGCATGGTGTGGCTGGTGGATGCGTCACAACAATCCATCCCACCAAGACCCAGGGACCGAATACAACCTCGCCAGGAACTGGGAACATTGGGGTACCCGAGCAGACGGACCCTCCCCAGGAGTAATTGGTGTTCTCCCTCATCATGTATTTCTAGTTATGGAGGTAAAGGGAGATGGAAAAGTACTTGCTATTTCTGGGAATGACGGGCATACTGTGCGTACTCGTATACGTAGTACGAAAGGAGTTATAGCTTGGAGAAGATAGTCTGCGAATAGTTATAGATATTGAAGCAAATGATTTACTTAACCCTACCCATATTTGGTTGATAGTCTGTAAAGACATCGACACAGGAGATTATCATGTATTCAGAGACCTCACTAACGATCCACGACAGGCTGAAGCTTTTAGAGAGTTCGCAGGAAGAGTTACATCGTGGATTGGTCACAATATCTTGGGATACGACTTTCCTGTGCTCAATAAACTTCTTGATATCAATATTGACGTTGCTATATGTTACGACACACTAATTCTTTCTCGTCTCTTTAACTTCTCTCGTGAAGGTGGACATTCCATAGAGAGCTATGGAATAGAATACGGTATCCCTAAAGGTAAGAACTACTACTTAGACTTCTTCACTAAGTGGTCACAACCATTGGAGGATTACTGTGTCAGAGATGTGGATATCTGCCATAAAATTTATCTTCGTTATCTGGATGATATTTCTGATCCTGTTCATAGCTCGGCTATATCGCTTGAACAGTCCTTCCAGCTCATTTGCAATGAGCTACATGATCGAGGTTTTGCTTTTAATACTACTGCTGCTACTAGCTTACTCAATTCAGTAAAGGAGGAACTGGATGCAATCGACAAGGAAATCGAGAAAGCTTTTCCATGGAAGGTTAACCAAATACGAGAAATACATCCAAGAGTTACCTCTTATGGGACTCTACATAAAGGTGACTTCAGATGGGTTAAGGATGGAGATTTGTCTGCCTTCAACGGGGGGCCGTTTACAAGAATTACCTATGAACCATTCAACGCTTCGTCTCATAAGCAAGTTATTGAGGTCCTCGCTAATGCACATTGGTCTCCCACCGACAAGACTACCACCCACATAGATACGGAAAGAGAGATAAATCGTCTTAAGTACCTTAATAAAGACCAATGGACGGTTGACTTAAGAAATATTTATGATATACTGGTTACTAAGTTAGAGAAGTTTAAGAAAACTGGTTGGAAGATTAACGAACAAAATCTTAATTCTTTACCAGATACCGCCCCGGAGCCTGCCAGAAAGTTGGCTAGAAGAATTCTTTTAGAAAGCCGACGACGAACATTGACAGAGTGGTTAAATTTAGTATGTTTAAGTTTAAGGGTAGAGAAAAAGAATATTTCAAGGATTGGTGGAGACAAGATAATCGGAGACGAAAGTTTCATCTTAAATCAAACTACGGTCTCACCCTTGAAGATTATGCTCGAATGGTTGAAGAGCAAGAAGGTAAATGTAAAATCTGCGACAGAGAACGAGTCCTCGTTATTGATCACTGTCATGGCTCCGGATCAGTCCGAGGGCTACTCTGTCGCGGATGTAATGCATGTCTTGGATGGTTTGAAACAAAAAGGAATTCAATACGAGATTACCTCGGAGAGAATACACGGAAACTTCCAAGCCTTAGGGGCTTGGACACATCGAATGTCCCACCAGAAGCCTAACACCGCCAACATTCCCAATGAGGTTAAAGGGAATGGTCATCCCTGTTATCTAGGGAAAGAACTGCGGTCGTTATGGCAAGCTCCCCAAAACAGGCTACTCGTCGGAGTAGATGCTGAGGGTATTCAGCTACGGATATTCGCTCACTACATCGACGATCCCGAATTTACTCAAGCACTAGTGAAGGGGAGAAAAGATGACAAAACAGATCCACACTCGCTTAACCAGCGGATACTTGGTGATGTCTGCAACAGCAGACAAGCTGCCAAACGATTTATCTACGCTCTGCTTCTCGGAGCAGGTAGTAGTAAGCTCCGGGAAATTCTCGGCTGTACCGGGGAAGAAGCAGATCAAGCGCTTAGCCGTCTTCTTGAAAGATACGGGGGTTTTGCTTATCTTAAGAGAACCCAAATACCAAGGGACGCTCGTCGAGGTTCGTTCACTGGTTTGGACGGACGTAGAGTTGGGATACCTGGAAATACAGTTGGAGAACGAAAGCATCTCTGTATGTCCGGGTACCTACAGAATGGCGAAGCTATAATAATCAAGAAAGCAGCAGTCATAGCTGCCCCACAGTTGATTAAATTTAACTCTTTCTTCGTGGATATTGTTCACGATGAATATGAAACTGAAACCCCAGAGAACATGGAGATTGCTTTAGCAGTAGCTAAGATCAAGGCTTCTGCAATTAATGAAGCAGGAGAAATATATAAACTTAAATGCCCGATGGCGGGGAGCTATTGGAACGACGACCACAAAACTTACACTATTGGTAAGGATTGGTCTGTTACACACTAGGAGTTTAAAATGAAGTACAGTGTTATTTACGAAAGTGAAATAGAGGTTGAAGCTAATTCTCCAGAGGAAGCTGAAACTAAAGTTATTGAAACTTTAAATGGTGAAGTTGTTTTTATAGTTGGAGTAACTGAGATTGTCTAAAACAGAAAAGGTTTCCTTTCAAGGAAAGGCTAAATGGAATGATTTGTTTATCCCTAATAAGTTTGACAAGTGGGAGATTGTCTTATATCCAGATGCTCCTTCTTTAGAAAAGTTTAAGTCTTTAGGAACTAAGAACAAGGTTCATGAAGATGAAGATGGGACTTGGGTTAGGTTCTCTAGACCTATTTCTAAGAAGATCAGAGGACGTGAAGTAGCCTTTGCACCTCCCATTGTCACCGATAAAGACAATGTCATTCAACCTAATGTTGGTATTGGGCATGGTTCAGATGTTACTGTTACCTGTGAAAAGTATCAATACAACAAACCATTTGCTCCACCGGGAACTCCGCAAGAGACTGCGATTAGGTTAGAAGGCGTTAGAATTGATGTATTAGTTCCTTATACCAAAGATGACTTGGACGATCCTAAGTTGTACAAGACAGCTATGGAAATGGAAAAGCAACCTGCGCCTACTCAAGGGTGGAGGTAACACATGGAGACTACCATGAGCGTTGAGAAGAAATTCCTGGTCGATGAGATCAGGGTTGGTTACAGTAGTGATCGTTTTGAAGTCTTGAAAGAGGCTGAGGCTTGTGCCCGTGAAAAGACCTACCGTTACGGTGAGTCCTATGGCATTTTCGAGCTGAAGCATGCGACGAAGGTCCCTGAAGTTCTGAACAACATCGTTGTCGAAACGGTGAAGTAATACAGAGCCGTGGGTCTCCCAGAACAGTTGACATGGAGACATCTAGCCCGGCCGCCGTGGAGTCCTCCTTGCCGGGGAATAACTGAGGACCTAGACTGTTCAATCTAAAAGGAATACGAAAGGGTATTGGTTTCTCCTCCTCCTCCTTTCCCAGTACCTTTTCGCGTTCCTTTCCTACCGAAGCGTCCACAACTAGGTAGACGTGGAGCGAAGCAGGACTATACAGACAAACCCCGGTTGACGTATCCGGAGTTCCGTAGGTGACTACGAAAACTACGTCGCTAGTTCAAACAAAAGTCGATACCTGTTGCATCTGCGTAACAGCGTGCGTAAACAGGGCAGCGAAATCTGCCGTTCCTGAGTTAAAGCCAAAGAAAACAAAGCTCTGAGGCGCTGGAGGGACGTAGAACTAGCAAGTGTTTGTCTTGAGGTCAGCCTGACCTGATGTCGTCTTAACGGTATCAGTATGCAAGGTGTAGCAACCAGGCCCACCAACTGACCAGGTCACGGGGTGGATGAGAAGATAAACAGCCTAGTAGATTAACTACGTGCAACTTCCTAGAGCAGATCATCTGTTGAAGGATGAAAAGTAATAAGGGTACTCGTAGGCTCCGGTATTCTATGAAGCTAAGGCTGCATCTAACCAGAGCAACCATGAGGATGGAAGCTATTGGGTATATGGGGTAAGCTACCCGGAGTAAGGGATGCTGTAATGCCTCTGGTGCAGGAGACGACAATCGAAAGGAGGTCTACCATGAGATCGACTTTGGAAGCTGTCCCTTCGGACAGCCATCAAAACCAACAACCGCCTTAACTGGCCAAGATGAACAGGAGAGTACCATGGGTTGGCGTATCTCCGAAGACAAAGATGACCGTAAGACCCGTAGTTCTATCGAGGATATCGAAGCCTTCGTTAAGCTGATGGAATACCTCGAAAGAAAGAAAGAGAAGAAAGGCGCCAAAGAAAAGGCGACTAAGAAGGACACGAAGCATAAGTGGATCCGTAATCCAGACTTCGATGACAAAGCCAGAACATTTACATTTACGGAGACTACTTCGTTGCTCGTCCTATCAGCATTTCCCATGGCATGGGCGCAGATATTCATCTTCCAATATTTTACTAACCTTCTTAGGAGCATGCCATGACACATGAGAAATGGTTCATAGGGGACACACATTTCTTCCACACTAACATGTTGAAGTTCATCGGAGATGACGGGCATCGTATTCGTCCTTTCCAATCTATTTCAGAGATGCACGAGAAGATGGTCAAGGCATGGAATAGCGTCGTAGGACAAAACGACTATGTGTATCATCTAGGTGATGTCACGTTCCAATATCATCGTCCTTTCCAAGAACTCATGTATTCTTTGAACGGAAACAAGAGACTTATCGTCGGCAATCACGATAAGCTTAAACAAGAAGGCCTTCTAAAGCACTTCTCTAAAGTAGAGCTTTGGAAGGGTTTCAAAGAACATAACTTCACTTGTATGCACATTCCTAGCAGACTTCAAGGACTTAGGGATGGAGAGTTTCAAGTTCACGGTCACATTCATCAAAATATGATGGAAGACCCTCATTACATCAATGTTTGCGTAGAAGTACGAGATTACACTCCTGTTCATTTAGATCAAATCTTATTGGAAATCAAAGTTGCAAATACAAACCCTAGTCGGTGATATTCAGTCACTGGTAACCAGGAAAGATGGGTGGTTCGATGACACCCTTGCTAGAACCTTCAGTGCAGACGTTGCTCGAAGACTGCAAACGCAGCTTGGCGAGCAAACGTTCACGCCTAGACTCCGTTTCAGCAAGATGGGATTGGTGTGTCCTAAGGCTCTTTGGCACTCGATACACACCCCAGAATTGGCTGAACCTATGCCTCCGTGGGCAGAGGTCAAGTTCGCGTATGGACACATACTAGAAGCGTTAGCGATAACGCTAGCCAAAGCTGCAGGGCATGAAGTAACAGGGGAACAAGATGCTCTCACTCTTGAAGGAGTCACCGGTCACCGGGATTGTGTTATTGATGGTTGCATTGTGGATGTTAAATCGGCCAGCAGCCGTTCTTTTCAAAAGTTTAAGAGCGGGCAGCTTGCCCTGGATGATCCTTTTGGTTATCTGGAGCAACTTGATGCGTATGTGGTATCAAGTGCTGCAGACCCTCTTGTAACGAACAAGGAACAGGGGTACATCCTTGCTATAGACAAAACCCTAGGACACATGGTGTTGTATGAGCACACAGCCAGACCTGAACACATCGTTACTCGTATCCGATCTAGTAGACGAATTGTTGAAAGAACTGAACCGCCTAGGTGTGAATGCGGTACTAGACCTGACGGTAAGTCCGGTAACATACAACTCGATGTTAGGGCCAGTTACAGCCAGTACAAATATTGCTGCTTCCCTTCACTTAGAACATTCTTATACGCTGATGGACCGAGATACCTTTCAGAAGTTGTCAGAGTGCCCGATGTCCCTGAGGTTCATTGGAACAGTAAAACATTTACAAAGCAGTGAAGATAGTGTATGATGTTTGATATATCCATTTCTTCTAAATGGAAAGAACCTTGGTCCGCTACCAAAGGAAGACCGACTTCACGAAAAATAAGATCTCGTAATAGAAAAAGAAGATTGAATAAACCTGTAAACATTACATTAATAAATGATGCTTATCTAGATTATTCGAAATATAATTGGTGTGAACACCATGTTGCAGAGAATTGTTGGAATGAAGGATTTAAACTTAGAAGGCATTTAGAAGCTGTTAAAAAGATTAAGAAATAAGTTCGAACAACGGACTGACAAACAATTAAAGAAGTTAAAAGTGAATTATACGTATGAGAGTGAAAAGATTCCTTACGTTATTGCATCACATTACATACCCGATTTCATCCTTTCTACTCCTTTTGGTTCGGTTTATATAGAGTGTAAGGGCTACCTAAGGCCTGAAGACAAACGTAAACTTTGTGCTGTTAAACGGCAACACCCTGAAATGGACATTCGCATCCTGTTCTATAGCCTCAATAAGAAATATATCAAATGGGCTGAAAAGACAGGTTTTCGATGGGCTGTAGGGCGTATACCAAAGGAGTGGATCGATGGTTTTTAATACAGAAGTAGGAAGAAGAATTGTGAGTAGGTTTGATATAGGTTGGTATTCGTTCTGGGCAGGGACAGTTGCTGGTCCTGTTGTTTTATACTGGATTGGACTGTACCTTGGTAAGCTTCATGTATTTGGAGACTTAGCATGTATATATCTCAAATAGACCAAGCAACTTTTACAGCATTCATTGTATTAGTGATATGGTTGATAATTCTGTTGTAGATGCTGTGTTACAGACTTATGAATTGTCTGAGATATTTGAATTAAATGAATTAACCGAAGAAGAAGTTCTCTTGTTTTGTGTAGAACAGGGGTTAGTTGTATTGCCTAGGCCAAGACCTCTATGATCAAGTTACACCATCCAACCAATAAGGCAGAAAGATTAATAAATGCCGAGAAGAAAGCTGCCCGTAGAAAAAGAGGCGCCAGTGAAGCTAGGCGACTCCGGGAAAGCCTTAAAGACCAGGAGACCAGTCATGCGCTCCACGAAGGTATCGTTGAAGGTGGAAGTTTCCAAGGATAACTTGGTTGCTTGGATTTCTGCAGGTCTCAATCAAATGAGAGCTTTGCAGGGTATTAACGAAGCAGAAGTTTACGATATTGACTACGTCTCCGGTTGGAGGGGTAGTGAAGGTATTCAACCATTAACTATTTATGCTAAGAAGAAGGAGGCGGAACGTTACATTAATGGCCAGAAAGGCTAGAGATTACAGGAAAGAGTACGATGATTATCACTCGAAACCTGAACAAAAGAAACGAAGAGCTGATCGAAACGCTGCACGTCGTAAAGCAACTAAGCGTGGATCTGTACATAAAGGAGATGGAAAAGAGGTTGATCATACAGGAAGTCACCGTACTGGGCGACTCAAGAACGTGGCTACTCGTGTGGTCTCTCGTAAGTCAAATAGGTCTCGTCAACCTTCTAGGTCTTAACTAACTGAAGGAGGCAACAAATGTCCTTCTGTTCAATTGATTCAGCAGGACATTTATGGCACCCTTGTTGGTATTGCAGTTACTGTAAACTTTACAGATATAGTTTGTTTAGTTTCCCTTGTTTCTACAACCAAACCAAAGGAGCTACAATGGGTGAGAAAGAGAAGATCACTATCCTCGACAAGGTTGCCAAGCAGTTGGAAGAACATGGCACCCAGATGGTCGAGACTGCAGCGGTCGAAACCATGGTGGATCGTATGATCCTCAAGTGGAAGGAACCTATGGTCCAGGTCTTGGACAAGTTGGAAGAACTTCGGAGGGAACATGGAAAAGTCCGCGCCGACCAGAAATCTTTCGATCACACGGGGAAAGTCGTCTCGGAAACCTTCTCCAAAGCAGCCATCGACAACAGGAACAAGATCAGCGAAAACATCGCCAAGATCGAGAAAGCCATCGAAGCTTTCTACGCCACCCCGCCGGATCGCACCAAACTCCTCGAACTCGCCAAGAACCTCAAGAACATTGGCGGTGGAGACAAGGGAAAGCCCAGCGGAGAGGATACTTCGGAAGGTTAATGAAGAATTCATCCGACGTTTCATACCTGCTATATTTGAGCGGGCCATCGACTACCATTGCCGTAAAGGTATACGGCAGTGGTGCTACTGTGAATTCTGCAGCAATAAACGTCTGGCAACACATGTAATCGGCAGGTTTCCTGGGTTATCGCACTCAGACTATTCACCTCCCGATTACTTTGTGAGACCATACTTCGACGGTCCTTATGATCGTTGGGAGGAAGCTTCTTACAATGCCAAGCGTGCCGTTAATCGTTGGCGGAATAAACAACGATCTTTGTTTAGACAAATCCTTGCAGAAAGCAAGGAAAACATATAACTCAGGAGGTTCCACATGGAACAGATTATCCTTGATACCAACAACTACAAGCCGGCAATGACCTCGGACCCGTTGTATGAAGACGGAATTCCGGACATGCTCAAGCGTGCCGCGGATGGTACCTTTCTTCTGCCGGATGGCGGAGAGAGTGAAGATGTGTGCACACCGGAAGATCCCTTCGAAGTCGGTGCGCCCGGCACTGAGGACCTTCCTAACTAGCCCCCGCTGAAGAAGCGGACAAGGAGGGCTGTTGATCCGCAAGGGGAGGCCCTCCTTTTAATACCTTTACAAGAGGAAGAAATGAACTCAAGAGAAAGACGCAGACAAATGCGTGCAGAAATGAACAAAATGTCATTAGCGCCCGCTGTCTATAAGACAGTTTTACCTTTAGATTTCCCTCCTACTCCAATGAATATACCCGATGGTTGCAATAATCCATTTCGTGTAGCTTGTTATCCGTATATGCAGGGCGTAGCTCCTGCCAACAAGAAGGAAGAAACTATGTCTCCCACCGCAATCTCGGCTATTGCTGTTTCTCAGGAAGAGACTCAGGAAGCCAAGGCTTTCAAGCGCATCCTCAATCGTATGTACGATGTGAAGTGCGAGAAAGAGGAAGCTCTTCGCCACGAATATGGCATGAAGAATGACGAACGTCCTTCCACTGCCAAGGAACTCGTTGCTCGTATCCTGGCTGGTCTGTACGTCATGCGTGATGAATATGCTGACTACGATTGCTACAATCCCGTTGAGTACATCACCTGGCGTGATCCCAAGGTCGTGAAGGACATAGAAGGTTTCAAGGTCGCTCTCAAAGCCCTGGAGAAGAAGTACGTAGAGACTGTGGACAAGATCTACATCTCCACTGGCGAGGAAGCTCTGAAGCTCTTCAACAAGTTTGAAGATCTGAAGATCTAACTACGGTCGTAACGAAAGGACAGTGGCGAAGATAATTCATAAGCTGTCCTTTCGCTGCGCACCGCATATCCTCCCCCCGATGCGTGTGCGCTGTACAGAAAGAGATCAGTGTTGGCGTTAGGCTTACGAGCCTATTCTCTGAACGTCTAAGCTGACACAAAGCTGGCCCTCTACAAACTAAAAGACCCCTCGCAAAAGGGGTCTTTTTTTTGTGTCTGAATGCTGAATTCGTTATTATTTCTTATCGAAAGGAACTACGTTATCTACTCCTAGAACTTCATCTAAAATAGTTCTGGTCTTCTCTCTACGCATTGCTTTAAGTTCTTCAGCCATCTTACGATATTTCTCTAGAATGTCATTATCATTAGCAGGAACATTAGCAGCTAATTTCATAGGGTATGTTTTCTTAATTAAATCATCTATTTTACGTTTCTGCATTTCTACAGGATCATTATCGTTAGCAGGTTTAGGAAAGTTTAACTCCGATTCATCTAATCCATGACGAGTAGTATGAGCATCAGGATGACGATCACGATCAGTAGGCTCTGATGCAACAGAGGCAGCGTCTCTAAAGAATTGTTTATACTTATCTTGACCTTCTCTTCCAAACTCACCTATGACTGCTGCTGACTCTCTTTCGGTAGCCCAGTCATGTGCTTTGTGATATGCATCTTGAGAAGAATAACCATCCTTCTTGAGATCATTCATGTAAGAGTTCTCAGAACGTTCATGTTCTATGAGATGAGGAAGATATTCAGGAGGAACATTAACTCTATGATCTATAGCTACACCATACATTTGACCATTATCATCTGTAAGAGCAGAAGCTACCAGAGG